TATCACAATGGCAGAGTCAAAAAAGAAACCCGCAGCCAAGAAGAAACGGAAGGTCAACTACAAGACCGAGTACCGAAAGTATCACTCCAGTGATCGAATGAAAAAGGAGCGGGCACTGAGGAACAAGAACCGACGACGTTTGACTCGTGAAGGAAGGGTCAAGAAGGGTGACGGCAAGCATATTGATCATAAGGACGGTAATCCTAAGAACAATGGTCAAAGGAACCTTAGAGTGATTGACGCGAAGCGAAACCGAAAAAAGCAATGAACTACAAGGCGATTCCTGAAGAGGTATTAAAAGAGATACTTCTTTTGACGGAAGCAAAAAATAAAATGGAACTCCGTGAGAAAGCACAGGAGAGGTTTATGCCGTTTGCCCATCATGTGTATGACGGGTTTATCGAGGGCAGACATCATAGGGTGATTGCAGAGAAACTGGAAAAAGTAGCAAGGGGCGAGATCAAGAGACTCATTGTGAATATGCCTCCACGTCATTCAAAGTCGGAATTTGCGTCTTTTATGATGCCGGCATGGTTTTTGGGAAGGAACCCTAAGTTAAAGATAATACAAGCAACCCATAATACGGAACTGGCGGTACGTTTTGGTCGTAAAGTAAGGGACTTGATTGCCGATCCACAGTACCAGGAGATTTTTCCAGAGACGAGTTTGAAGGAGGACAGTAAATCTGCGGGTAGATGGCAGACATCGGTGGGCGGTGAGTATTTTGCTGCGGGCGTAGGGGCAGCGGTCACGGGCCGTGGTGCGGATTTGTTTATTATTGACGATCCACACTCGGAACAGGATGCGTTATCGGAGTCGGCATTTGATAATGCGTATGAATGGTACACGTCGGGGCCGCGTCAGCGTCTTCAGCCTGGTGGTTCTATCATCTTGGTGATGACCCGATGGGGTAAAAAGGACTTGACGGGGCGATTATTGGCTGCTCAAGGGAGCGATGTTATGTCGGATCAGTGGGAAGTGGTCGAATTTCCTGCAATTATGCCCTCGGACAAGCCATTATGGCCCGAATTTTGGGATAAAGACACACTTTTGGGCATAAAAGCGTCGTTACCGGTTGCAAAATGGTCGGCACAGTGGCAGCAACAGCCAACTTCGGAAGAAGGAGCGATTGTCAAGAAGGATTGGTGGAATGTGTGGGAGGGAGAGGACATTCCCCCCGTGAAATACATCATTCAGAGCTACGATACTGCGTTTTCGAAGAAGGAAAGTGCAGATTATAGTGCTATAACGACGTGGGGCATCTTTACATCCGAGGACGACGGCTCGGATAACATAATTTTGATGGACGCAAAGCGGGGACGGTGGAGTTTTCCCGAATTAAAGCGTGAGGCGTATGACGAATACGAGTATTGGGAGCCAGATATGGTGATTGTGGAGGCAAAAGCGAGTGGTACGCCCCTTATTGACGAATTACGACTGCATAATATCCCTGCACTGTCGTTTTCACCAGGAAAAGGCAAGGACAAAACAACTAGAATGCACATGGTGGCACCGTTGTTCGAGGCGGGTAAGGTATGGGCACCCGATAACCAGAGTTTTGCTGAAGAAGTCATTGAAGAAATAGCCTCTTTCCCGTATGGTGATCATGACGATTTTTGCGACAGCATGACGATGGCATTGATGCGGTTTCGTCAAGGTGGGTTTATTTATCTTGACGGAGAGGACGAAGAAGACGATTATGTACCTAGGATGAGGAGTTACTACTGATGGACGATACGTTGAAGAGGATAAAGGAGGACATGAAGAACAGCTTTATCTCCGTAGATACTTTCAACAACAAACGCCAGAAGGACAACCGACGATATGATCCTAAGAAACATGCAGAGACGTTATTAGACATACAACGAATATGGAGAGAACGAGATGGTGAAACCAACAAGCGGCCCGGCAAAAAATAGCGGAGCACCAAAGGTAGTAAAGGTTCCTATGAGAAACCCTTTAGATGAAAGAGGCTTTCCAAAAAAATTTAGTGAAGATCCTTTACAGTATATTTATGAAAAAAAGAACAAATCACCTGGTGCAATGGGCGGTGCAACGGGGATCAATATGACTCCAGAACAGAGAAAGAAGTTTAAGGAAAGTATCAGTAACAACAAAGATGGTGGCTTGATGGAGGCTATCAAGAGAGTAGACGCTGAGAAAGAGAAACGCTTACAAGATGGTGGTATGATTGGTAACTTGACCTCAAACTTTAAGGGGTCTTATTGATGACCTTTAAAATGAAAGAGATTCAAATAATCGATCCTCTCACTGGTAAGATTAAGACGGTAAAGAAAAAGAAAATTAAGGAACTTCCCCCTAAACTTTTTGAAATCATGGATAAAGCGAAGAAAGCAATGAAAACAAAAAAAGACGGTGGTACAATCAAGTACAAAGACGGGGATCTTATAGACGTTAGCCGTGGACAAGCAGGCTATGATTTTAAGGGGATATTCTGATGAGCAATGAAAAAGCTCTTGCCAAAGCTGCAATTCAAAAAGCTATGAACAACATGAAGACCATGCTTGGAATGGTTGATAGTGCTCCTACTACCACGAGTGGAGGAAAAACAATGGTGAGTGTTGCTCCAAAACAAAGAGAATACACTATGAAGACAAAAGTAGACCCTAGTATGAGCGGATCTGTATCCATGAATATGACGACGGGAGAATCCGTATACAAACCTAGAAAAACAAGGATCTTTTAGTGGCAGAAGAGCGAACACCTCTAGCAGCGTTAGTCGATTCTGGTATTAATCCAGAAGTAGACGCGGATGCAGCAACAGTAGAAATAGCTGTTGATACCCCGCAGGAGTTCGAGGGCGGTGCCGAGGTTATTGACGACGGACAAGGCGGTGCCATTGTTCAAGCTCTTATGGAACAGCAGACAGAAGTCATGGCTGAACCGTATGATCACAACGCAAACATAGCGGAAGCTCTTGATGAAGGAACCCTTGGTGAGTTGTCCTCGGACCTTCGGTCGTTGTTTGAGGAAGACCAGGAGTCACGATCCGAGTGGGAGAATGCGTATACAAAAGGTCTGGATCTCTTGGGTATGCAGTATGACGATAGAACGGAGCCTTTTGAGGGGGCGAGTGGGGTAACGCATCCGTTGATATCGGAGTCGGTTACACAGTTTCAATCACAATCGTATAAGGAACTTTTACCTTCTGGTGGGCCTGTCAATACGCAGATTATAGGTGCGGAAACACCCGAAAGAGAGGCACAAGCTGCCCGCATAAAAGAATTTATGAACTATCAGATTACGGAAGTAATGGAGGAGTTTGACCCCGATACGGATCAGATGCTTTTTTATTTACCGCTATCTGGCTCTACGTTTAAGAAGGTTTACTTTGATCCAACAAGGCAACGAGCGGTATCCAAGTTTATACCCGCTCAAGACTTGGTAGTACCGTATTCAGCAAGCGATGTGCAGACAGCACCACGAGTGACACATGTTCTACAGATGAATGAGAACGAACTGCGAAAGATGCAGGTGGGCGGTATTTATCTGGATGTTGAGTTGGGTTCTGGAGATGAGGAACCCGATGTTGTAAAGGAAAAAGTAAACGAGATCGAGGGGTTGTCTAAGAATTATTCTGAGGACACACATACAATACTAGAGTTTCATGCTGATCTTGATATTGAGGGTTTTGAGGACATGGGAGCCGATGGCGAGCCTACGGGAATCAAGTTACCCTATATTGTGACGCTTCATAAGGACAGTGGAGAGATACTGGCGATACGTCGTAATTATGCAGAGAACGATCCACTGAAGAGAAAGAAGCAGTTTTTTGTTCATTATAAGTTTTTACCTGGTCTGGGGTTCTATGGCTCTGGACTGATACACATGTTGGGTGGATTAGGTCGAGCAGCTACAAGTATCCTTCGACAACTAATTGACGCGGGAACCTTGGCTAATCTACCCGCAGGTTTTAAGGCACGAGGTGTGCGAGTACGAAACGATGACGAACCGCTACAGCCTGGTGAATTTAGGGATATTGATGCCCCTGGTGGCAATATCCGTGATGCTATTATTCCTCTTCCGTATAAAGAACCCTCTGGTACGCTAGCTAGTCTCTTGGGGTCTTTGATCGAAAGCGGTAGGCGTTTTGTGTCTATCGCTGATGCCAAGATAGGCGAAGGAGGACAACAGAATGCCCCTGTTGGTACGACTGTAGCTTTGTTGGAACGTGGCATGAAGGTGATGTCGGCAATCCACAAACGACTTCATTACGCACAGAAAACAGAACTCAGACTGCTGTCAACCATATTTGCGGAGAACCTTCCTCCTCTTTACCCGTATGAGGTTGCAGGGGCAGATCAACAAGTAAAAGCTACAGACTTTGATGCCAGAGTAGATATTCTACCCGTCAGTGATCCAAACATCTTTTCTATGGCTCAGAGAGTGACACTAGCTCAAACACAACTTCAACTGGCTCAATCGAATCCTCAGATGCACGACTTGAATGCAGCATACAGACGTATGTATCAAGCACTAGAAGTACAGAACATTGAGGAGATATTGCCTCCTGCAAAACAACCTCAACCAACAGATCCCGCTATAGAGAACGCAAAGGCACTTTCGGGCGAACTATTAACTGTTTTTCCAGATCAGAGCCACAAGGCTCATATTATGGTGCATACGACATTTATGAAGACTCCGCTCGTGGCTACATCTCCAACGGTTATGGGGACGTTCTACGCTCACTTACAAGAGCACATAGCTTTTGAGGCAAGACGCATGGTAGAAGAAGAAATAACAAACTCTGCCGAGAGGCTCGAAACGGGGGTACAAGAAGGTATGATTGATCCCATAACTGGAGAAAAGTTTATGGGAGCATTGGAACAAGGAGCAAACGATCCCGCATCTGTCGAGGATAGGGTTGCTCAAATGGAAGTACAGCTAATGAATGAGGTCATGGCTGCCGTCGCTCCACCACAACAGGTGCAGGAAGATCCACTCGTAAAAATACGAATGCAAGAACTTGCTATACGCCAACAGCAGGCGAGTAACGATGCTGAACTAGAGCAAGCGAAACTACAGCTTGAGCAGATGAAAATGCAACAAAAAGCTGCCACCGACTCCGCAAGATTAGAATTGCAAGAGGAAGTCGCTGAAAACCGAAACGAAGTAAACAGAGAACGTATAGACGTACAGAGACAGTCGGCACAACGAAGAGGCTAACATGTTCGATCCTATTACGATCACGGCTGCCGTTAGCACGGCATCCACGGCTTTTGCCGGGATTAAACGTGCCTTTCAAGCAGGACGTGATTTAGAAAGTATGAGTCAAGACCTCTCCCGATGGATGGGGGCGGTAAGTGATGTAGACGCAGCCCATAAGTCTGCAAAGAATCCTACAATGATCCGTAAGGTCTTTGGTGGAGGAAGTGTGGAGAGTGAGGCTATAGAGGCGTTTGCAGCAAAAAAGAAGTTAGAAGAGCAGAGATACGAGCTACAACAGTTTATTAAATTCACTCATGGAACAGCAGCATGGGACGAATTGTTACGGATGGAAGGTCAGATACGGAAACGTAGGCAACAAGAGATATATGATAAAAAGATATTTAGAGAAAAAGTTATTGGTATCGTGGCGATCACTGTCGTCCTTAGTGTTGGGATTGGTCTTCTTGGTCTTTTCGTCTACTCCCTTATGGGTATCGACAGAGGATGGTTCGGCTAAGTGTGTTCGAAAAGACGGAGGTCAAGAAACATTTGAATGGCTTTGTGCCGATAAAGGCGTCATATATCTGGCACAATCTGATAATATTAAGAACTGCTACACATGTTTCTTGAAGAAATTCAGTGATTGGACTTGGGATCAGGAGAAGCGAAAAGGTATTAGAGAAGACCCAAAATACATTACCTGTAGACGATACAAAAGAAAAAAAGCTAGAAATGGACAACAAGTTTGTCTATACAAAGGAGCAAATGACACTTATACTCTAGTTGTAGAAGGGCAATGCCCTATGGAGTATCAGTGTGAATATGAACCAGGTGGGACAGAACCTAACATAGATAGTGTGGTAGATTCGTTAAATGATAGTTTTAAAAAATGAAAGTTTTAATGTTTGTGCTTGTTATTCTTGAGGGTACTAAAATTTACGATGAGTCCATAGAATATGGAAGTATTGATAAATGTAATTGGTACGCGGAGAAAATAAACTTTTACAATGAGAGGCAAACAAGAAATACTTTTTCTGCATACTGTAAGCCACGAGTAGCGGAAAGGCGAGAAGAATGACACAAAAGACGTTAGAAAAAGGCTCAGTCTGGGAGAAGGCTGATACCAATGGTGATGGTGTTGTAACCGATCAAGAAATGGCTCTAAAAGAACGCATGGTTCTTTTAGAGAATAGAGACAAGAAAGAAGATCAACAACGGTATCTCGTGTGGTTTTCTGCTGTAACAGTGACTGCTTTTATTGTTGTCTTAATGACACCCGTGGTTCCTATAGAAAGAATTGATCACCTTTCTGGAATCGCTGAGATTTGGGTATTGAGTAACATGGGTGTAATTGGTAGTTTTATTGGGTTTAATCAATTAGCAAAGAGAGGAGAGCCTCAAAAATGAAAAAGAAAAAGCTAACGCCTAAACAAATGCAAATTGCGAGAGTGGCACCTCCACGGAATAAGATTACGGGTGCTGACTTTAAAAAGATCAAAAAGGGTAAGAAAGGTAGAAACGCATGATGACATACATAAAAAGAATATGGTGTGCTCTCTTGAACAAGCGTTGTGACGTTTGTTCGTGTGGTGAGAAAAAGCCTGCCAAACGGGGAAGACCTAGGAAAAAATGATACAAGCACTAATAGGATCAATTGGAGGTCTAGCGTCTTCTTATTTAGAAGGTAAGACAGCCATACAAAAGGCAGAAGCCACTATTCGTATGAAAGAGGCTACTGGAGAGATTGATTGGGATCTTGCGGCAATGCGAGCATCACAGTCTTCATGGAAAGACGAATGGTTGACCCTGCTTTTCAGTATTCCGCTTGTGCTCTCATTCTGCGGCTCGTGGGGCAGAGGTATAGTAGCGGATGGGTTTGAGGCTCTTGCGGGTATGCCTCAGTGGTACCAGATCGCGTTAGGAGCTATCGTAAGTGCGAGCTTCGCGACACGGTCTGCCTCTAAGTTGTTTAACATGAGGAAAAAGAAATAGATTCCATCAAGTGCGATGTATGTGGGCACGACATGGAGAACGTCGAAGGGAGTATGCAGTGTAAGTACTGCCAATACTTCTATGACATGAACAAAGAGTGGATTGATTTTGTCCACAAGAAAGAGGAGAAAAAAGATGCCGTTCAAACTATCTCAGAGAAGCTTCCAGAAATTGGTGGGCGTAGACAACCAACTGGTTGAAACAGTAAAAAAGGCGATTGAACTGACGAAAATCGATTTCGGAGTGATTTATGGGGTTCGTAATATTGAAGAACAGGAGAAACTTTTTAAATCCGGCCGCTCCCAGACGATGAACTCCAAACACCTTTTACAAGACGATGGTGTGTCTCATGCTGTCGATTTAATGGCTTACCAAGACGGAGATCCATGTTGGGAAATACAGGTTTATGATGAAATAGCGGATGCTATGAAAGAGGCTGCTGTTCGAACAGATTTAAAAATTCGTTGGGGAGCTGCATGGCATATAGACGATTTCCGAGATTTTGAGGGCACAGCAGAGCAAGCTATGAACGAATATATAGACCTACGTCGCTCTCAGGGCCGTCGCCCGTTCATTGACGGACCTCATTTTGAAAAAAATTAAGGGGTAGATGTATGGATGTTGTTGACTTCGCAAAATATTTATATAATAAATTTGAGGAGAGAGAAAAAGATATTGCACAAGATCTAGTGTTAGGAAACATAAAAGATTGGAATCAGTATCAACATTTAGTAGGAGAGGCACGGGGACTCTCGATTGCTAAAGAAGAAATTAAGTCCCTGCTGGAGAACAATGTAGAAGATGTCGAGCAAATTATTACTTCCTGACTTTTATAAAGTCCCCGAAAAAGAACCCGATATTCCCTTAACAGATAGATTACCACAGCCTACGGGTTGGAGAGTCCTTGTTATGCCCTATAAAGGCAGAGGCAAAACAGAGGGGGGTGTATTTATGCCCGAAGATGTTGTCGAAAGGGAAGCTCTTGCCACAGTTGTATCGTATGTAATACGAGTTGGACCTTTAGCCTATAAGGACAAGGATAAATTCGGAGAGTCTGAACCTTGGTGCAAAGAAGGGGATTGGGTCTGCATAGGTCGATATGCAGGAGCACGTTTTAAAATAGATGGTGGAGAGATACGAATTATTAATGACGACGAGGTAATCGCCACTATACAACATCCAGATGATATTTATAGTGTGTAGGAGATAATATGGAACAGGAACAAGTCATAGACCAGAAGGAAGAAGCTGTAGAAGTAGAAGTTGCTGATCCTTCTATAAAAGAACAAGGTGAGCAAGAAGTAGAGGTTGTTCAAACGGAACAAGAAGAACAAACTGAGACAAAACCAGAACAAAAAGAAGACGAACTGGAGAGTTATAGTAAGAATGTTCAATCAAGAATTAAAAAGCTCACAGAAAAATATCGCAAAGAAGAGCGTGATAGGGAAGAAGCTGTTCGTATTTCTCAAAGACTTCTTGAAGAAAACAAAGAACTCAAGAAAAAGGTAGATAATCTAGATAAAGGGTATCTTTCTGAATACGGAACTCGACTAGAGTCTCAAGAAGATCAAGCGAAGAGAGCTTATGTAGAGGCTCAACAAGCGGGTGACAGCGAGAAAATGTTTGAAGCTCAAAAGGCTTTGTCAAAGATAGCCATAGAACAAGAACGGTACAGACTTGCTAAAGACCAAGCGGATCAGAAAGAGAAGACTAAGGGGGACGAAAAAGAGGAGACAGTTGCTCCAACGCCTCAACCAGAAACAAAAGTCTCTCCAAAGGCGAAGGATTGGGCAGAAAAGAATGAGTGGTTTGGTGATGATGAAATCATGACACAAGCTGCTTTTGTTGTACATAATAAATTAATACAACAAGAAGGGTTTGACCCAGAGAGCGATGAGTACTATAGTGAGATTGATAGACGAATGAGAACAGAGTTTCCTCATAAGTTTGAAAAGCAGAAAACGAGCAGTGGAGTTCAAGTTGCTTCTGCTAATTCCACAGCGTCTCGTAACCCACAGCAGAAGCGGAGATCGGTAAAACTATCGCCTTCTCAGATAGCGATAGCTAAAAAATTGGGCGTACCTCTTGAAGAATACGCGAAATATGTGAAGGACTAAGACATGACAGATAGAACACCGAGAAAAGAAACGACCCGTGAAACAACTTCACGCAGAAAGCCTTGGGCCCCACCAAGCAGGTTAAGTGCACCTGAACCTCCAGAGGGTTATAAGCACCGATGGATTCGTATGTCTACTCGTGGCGAAGATGATAAGGTCAACGTACATACGAAGCTCAACGAAGGGTGGGAGCTAGTTAGAGCCGATCAATACCCAGAAAGGGACTTACCGACCATTGATGATGGAAAGTATGCAGGAGTAATTGGAACAGGTGGATTAATGCTTGCCAGAATGCCTCTCGAAACAGTCAAGGAGAGGAATGAATATTTTCGAGGAAGAACTCGTGAACAAATGACTGCCGTTGATAGCGATCTAATGAAAGAGCAGCATCCTTCGATGCCAATCACAAATGATCGCCAGACTAGAGTTTCATTTGGGGGTCGCAACGATTCCTCTAACAATTAATTCTTAATAGGAGCTATAAATGGCTAACTCAAACGTATCTTTCGGCTTGAAGCCTATTAATGCTATGGGGGGCACTAACCCTGGTAGCACTAATATGTACTTCATTGCCAGTAATGCGTCAGCTATTTTCCAAGGTTCACCCGTTCAAGCAGAGCTATCTGGTGGTACAATCCAAGTTTTGGGTAACGCTACTGGTGATACAAAGCAAATCTTGGGCGTGTTTGCCGGCTGTGAATATGTTGACAACACTACAAAAAAACTAAAATTTTCCAATACATGGCCCGGCTCTGGGTCAGCAGATACTAATCACGATATCAAGGGTTTCGTATACGACAACCCGATGCAGCGATTTATTATTTGTTCTGATGGGACAAATACTAATCAAGCAACTGCGAGAGACGATATCTTTAAAACTGCTGAAATAGAGAATGCCACTTCGGGAAGTACAACCACTGGTATATCAACTGCACAGATTGATATTTCAACAGCGGAGGATTCTGATCCGTCAAATCCTTTGTTGATTCTAGGTATCCAAGAGGATGTCGAGAATGCTGATCATAGTGCTGCAGGTATTCAGTATATCGTTAAACTTAATAATCATGTCTTCTTCAGTTCTGTTGGAGATCCTGATGCAGCAATCTCATAAGGGGGTATAACTATGGCGATATCTAGAGCACAGTTAGCCAAAGAGTTAGAACCAGGTTTAAACGCCCTCTTTGGTATGGAGTATGGTCGATACGAGAACCAACACTCTGAAATTTACACAACCGAGTCTTCAGATCGAGCATTCGAAGAAGAGGTGATGTTATCCGGTTTTGGGGCTGCCCCAGTCAAGCAAGAAGGTTCAGGAGTATCATTTGATGATGCAAACGAGTCTTTCACTGCTCGATATAACCATGAAACCATTGCTTTGGCTTTTGCGATCACAGAGGAAGCTGTAGAGGATAATCTCTATGACCGAATCTCTGCGAGATACACAAGAGCACTCGCACGATCAATGGCTCATACAAAGCAGGTTAAAGCTGCAGCTGTATTAAACAACGCTTTTGACTCTTCCGTAACTGGTGGAGATGGTAAAGAGTTGTGTGCAACTGATCATCCTTTAATCACCGGTGGTACTTTCGCAAACGAACCATCAGTCGCTGCTGACTTAAATGAGACATCTCTTGAAGATGCCCTAATTAGTATTGCAGGTTTCGTTGATGAGCGTGGGTTAAAAGTGGCACTGCGTGGTACAAAAATGATTATTCCACGACAGTTACAGTTCACAGCAGAGAGATTAATGTCTTCTGTGTTACGACCTGCAACATCAGATAATGATGTAAACGCTATCAAATCAATGGGGATGCTTCCACAAGGTTACACTGTGAATGACTTCCTAACAGATACTGATGCTTTCTTCATCATGACTGATACACCGAGAGGTTTTTTACATTTTGAGAGAACACCTCTTTCAACGAACATGGAGGCTGACTTCGATACAGGCAACATGCGTTATAAGGCTCGTGAGAGATATTCCTTCGGTTTCTCTGACCCACGATGCGTGTTCGGATCACCTGGAGCCTAGGCTTCATGTCTTTCCTCCCAACTTTAAAGGGCGAGTAAAATCGCCCTTTATTTTTATGTAAAAGTAATTTAGTATTAATTATATTAACCTTGACAGTCGCATAACGTGGCTGACATTTGCCAAGACAAGGAGAATAACATGGCTAATACAACTTTTTCAGGTCCAGTCAGATCTGAAGGTGGGTTCAAAACCATCAATAAAAGCACCACTACTGGTGCTGTAACTGAAACAGGTTTTTCAGTAAATTCAACAGGACAGCTAATTTCTTTAGGTTCACGAAAGATCCAAACTTTTGTGGGCACTCTAGCATCCACAGATGCTGCGAGTACAGCGTATGCCGATGGTGACTGTCTTGTAGAGCTAGGGACTTTAAATACAGATCATCCCGATGATCTTGTAACAGCTACAAAGTTCTTTATTCATAAGGCAGTGATTGGAATCACAACAGCAGCAGGTGAAACATTAGCAGGTAACTTAGCGTTAAGTGCTACCTCTGGTACAGCAACAAACGCAGCCGTATCGGGAACTGAAATTGTTGGAGCGGGGGTTGCAGCATTTTCTACGACATTGTCTGCAGCTCTATCAATAACTGAGATTGATATAAACTTTAACAACTCTGCAGGAAACTTTCATGTGTTTGAACCAAATGTGAGTGCAGCTATTGCTAATACCGCGTTGTATGCTAGAGCTACAACAACAGTAAACGCAGATATCACAGCAGGTAGGTTTACAGTAGAGCTAGAATACTCAGTATATTAAGGAGGTCGATATGGCTGATGCAGTAGCCTCACAAACTATACTTGATGGTCCTAACAAGGTTGTAATGAAGTTTACAAACGTGAGTGACGGTAGTGGTGAAAGTGCCGTTACGAAAGTAGATGTTAGTGCTCTCTCAAAGGGTGCTGATGGTGCTACTTGCACGGGAGTAGCTTTAGAGCAAATATGGTGGCAGTGTCTTGGTATGAAAGTTAGCATACTATTTGATGCCACATCGGACGTTCTAGCCATCCAACTTGGTGAAAATCAAAGCGGTCATCATGACTATAGGGATTTTGGTGGCATACCAAATAATGCGGGTTCTGGAGTTACGGGGGATGTTCAGTTTACAACTGTAGGTCACTCTAGTGCAGACACCTATACAATTATTTTGGCTATGCGTAAGAATTATGGCTGAACGTAAGCGAGATAAACAGCCGCCAAAAACAAAAAAGTATTTCCGCTCCACTAAAAAGGGAGCGGGAATGACAAAAAAAGGAGTTGCTCGATATCGTAGAGAGAACCCTGGTAGTAAACTAAAAACGGCTGTCACGAAAAAGAAGAACTTAACGGCTAAAGACAAGTCAAGACGTAAGTCTTATTGTGCAAGAAGTGCGGGACAAATGAAGAAGTTTCCAAAGGCGGCAAAAGATCCAAACAGCCGTTTGAGACAAGCTAGAAGACGGTGGAGATGTTGATGAAAGAAGTATTAATAGGCGTTAGCACAATGGGGGTCTTTGGAGTCTTGTCTTGGATGGCGTTTACCTTAATCACTGTAGATAAAAGAACGGAAGTTATGTCTGTTAAGATAGAGCAGAATAATGAGATGTTGAAGCCTCTTTGGGAGGACTTCATTAGAAGGAGTGCAGCGTATGACAATAAGACGATCAAACATGGAGAAGCAAGTGTCAAAATCTGGAAGTAAAAAAGATGCGTGTTACCATAAGGTGAAATCTCGTTATAGGGTTTTCCCGTCAGCGTATGCCTCTGGTGCCATCGCAAAATGTAGGAAAGTTGGAGCAGCCAACTATGGAAAGTCTACAAAGAAAAAAGCTATGGGTGGAACCATAGAGGCAGATCAGCCACGCAAAAGACCTTTACCGAAAGGTTTTAAGAATGGTAAAAGCGTAATTATAGCAAAAGGTTGTGGTGTTGTTGATGGTGGTAAGAGAAAACAGACTAGATTGTTCTGATGGCTGTCCGTAAGACAAAAAAAGGACTTGCTCTCAAAAGATGGTTTAAAGAAGATTGGAAGGATGTTCGCACGGGTAAGGCGTGTGGTAGACAAAAAGGGGAAAAGAGGGGTACTCCATACTGTAGACCCTCTAAGAGAATAAGCAAAAAAACCCCTAAGACAGCTTCAGAGATGACTGCTTCTGAAAAAAGAAAGCGGATAGCTCAGAAGAAAAGAATTGGTCAACCTGCAGGTAAGCCAAGAAGAGTTCAATCATTAAGAAGGAGAAAAACAAAATGATTAGACAAAGAGCAAAGATGGGAATGATTAAAAGGTACAAAGGTGGCACTATTAAAAAAAGCAAAGGCGGTGCCATAAAGCAAAAGATGAAAGACGGTGGTTCAGCCATGACTATTGCATCAGCTAGAAAGTTGCTTGAGAAAAACGGTTTCACCGTAACAAAGACGAAGAAAAAGAAATAATGAATGGCTTATTTACAAAGCAACATCCCACACTTCAAGTGTTGGGTGCGGAAAGAGTATACTCACAATCACGAGAAATATCATGGGGAATTTCTACACGCTATGGCGATTGCAGTTACAACCATGCCGAACAGATGTTTAAGTTTTCAAGTAATCTTCACGGGTTGTGAAGCAGAGGATGAAAATGAACCTAACGTACACGGTGGAGCGATGTGGGCAAGAATGCCTATAACAGCTTTGGTTGGTGACTTCGATTTTGAAGGATGGCCCGATCCCATGCCTACATATGCAGCACAGCCTTGGGATTGTGCCTCACACCATCATGCCGTATATACTTTGGATAGGGCAACACCTTGTCCCTGGTTAGCAAAGGTTGGAAGTGACTTTTATCCTGCAAAATATTTGTTTACAGTAGATTACACTGATAGTGAGATAGCGGATGATCCCGCACAACACAAGCAAAGTCATGTGTTGCAGTTACTAGATGCAGAACAATATACGGGAAATATCGTGGCTTTACCGAATAATCGTGTAAGGGTAACACACCCCGCATGGTTTGAGACGGGGGAGGGTCCTCCAGACTTTAAGCCATCGCAACATGTGCATTACTCAAAGTCCGATCTTGATTATGTATTGGACGTAAACCAAATTTTTGATAATATGTACGCAAAGAATGAAGAGGACGAGTAAATGGCAACATCCAGTTCGAGAGATTTTGATCTTGACGTAGCTGAAATAATTGAAGAAGCGTATGAACGGTGTGGATTAGAAGTTCGTACTGGCTATGACGCTAAGTCAGCAAGACGATCTCTCAACCTTATGTTTGCGGATTGGGCAAACAGAGGTCTTAACCTCTGGACGGTAACACAAGCCACACAATCCCTTACCTCTGGGACTTCGACATACACATTTACGAATAACTTTACTGATTTGTTAGACGTTGTTGTTAGAGATTCTAACAGCACTGATTTCTCTATCACAAGAATATCTAGGAGTGAGTATCTTAATATCCCTAATAAAACAACTACGGGTCGCCCAAGTCAGTTCTTCTACGATAGACAAGTAACGCCCACGATAAATCTGTGGCCCACACCAAATTCATCCGATTTTACGTTGGTGTATTATTTTGTAAATAGAATACAAGATGCCGATACTTTACAGAATACAACAGACGCTCCTTTTCGTTTTTTACCTTGTATGGTGGCAGGTCTGGCGTACTATCTTTCTTTAAAAAGATCTCCCGAAAGAACACAACTACTAAAAGTTGTGTATGAAGAAGAGTTCCAAAGAGCAGCAGATGAGGATGAAGATAGAGTTTCGTTAAAGTTACAACCTAGTATTCAGTACTTGAGGACATAATGCCTAGATACGCATCAAATAAACGAGCATATGGACTTTCAGATAGGTCTGGCTTCCGTTATCGCTTACGAGACATGCGTATAGAATGGAATGGTTCTTTGGTGGGAAAGGACGAGTATGAAGCGAAACATCCTCAGTTAGATCCTTCTAGAATTATTGCTGATCCTCAAGCGTTAAGAATATCTCGACCCGATACATCTGAAGAAACGACTGCGTTTGTGGTCTATACAAACTCTGGTGATGGGATTATAGGTTTTAAAATGGACACTTTTGAGGCTACAACTAGCCTTGGAACGGTTACGGTGACAACATCATGAGCTTTACATTTGCGACATTAAAGACAGCGATACAAGATTATACAGAAAACACAGAAACTACTTTTACAAATCATCTGTCTGATTTTATAAAAGCAGCGGAAGAGCGTATATTTAAAACAGTAGATTTAGAGTTTTTTAGAAAGAATGTGACAGCAGCCACCACGTCTAGTAATAGGTTCCTTGCTGTCCCAAGTGATTATCTAGCTTCTTTTAGTTTGTCTATTACAAGTTCAAGCAACAAAAGCTTCCTCCTACAGAAAGACGTGAATTATGTCGAAGAGTATAATCCTAATTCATCTACAACTGGGTTGCCTCAATACTATGCCATCTTTGATGTAGAAAATTTTATTTTAGCTCCCACTCCAGATCAAGCATACTCTGTAGAACTTCATTATTATTACAGACCGAACAGCCTAACGGCAGGGTCAGATTCCGGTACCACCTGGTTAAGTACAAATGCTCCTTTTGCTATGTTATATGGTAGTTTGATAGAAGCATATGTGTTTATGAAGGGTGAGCCAGATGTAATGAAGATGTATAACGATAGGTTTGTGGAATCGTTACTAAGACTAAAAGAGTACGGAGAAGCTCGTGAAAATGCTGATGCGTACAGAAGAGGATTACCAGAAAGGCCCAGAACATAATGCTTATGGAAATGAAAAAAGAACCAATTGTTGAGATACATACTACGGACAATAGAGGTTTTACCCCAGAAGAGGTGGCGAAGAGATGTGTAGATAAAATTGTTGAAGTAGGAGATAGTGCTCCTCCCGTAATACGCGACCAGGCGAGAGCGTTCAAGGATCACCTAGAGAAAGTTATAGCGTTTTACATGAAAGAGGCTATAAACTCTGATAGGGTAACAGTGTATAATGCAATTAAGGATGCGGGGTATGATAAGCTCGCAGAACATATAAGGAGAATGTAATGGCTTTTTCTGGTAACGCACTCTGCTCCACGTTTAAGAAGGAGTTATTAGAGGGCACACATAACTTTGCAAATGGTGGGAACTCTTTTAAGTTAGCTCTTTTCACTAATTCACAAGCAGGTAATGACAATCTTGGTGGCACAAGCACTACGATGGATGCCACAGTAACGGCATACTCAAGTTCCGCAGGCAATGAAGTTGGTAACTCTGGAGATTATTCTGCAGGTGGAGGTGCTTTAGGCAGTCAAGCCGTCAGTGGATCACAAACACAAACAACTGCTTTTGTTGATTTTGCCGACAAGACATATGGCTCGGCTACAATTACAGCAAGAGGAGCATTGATATATAATGACACAAATAGCGACAAGGCTGTTTGTATATTAGATTTTGGATCAGACAAGTCATCTTCTTCTGGAAATTTTACAATAGTGTTTCCAAGTGCAAGCACAAGTGATGCAATAATAAGGATAGCGTAATGGCATTTGTAATAGCAGACAGAGTTCGTGAAACTACAACGACAACAGGCACAGGTACTATTACTTTGGCAGGTGCAGTAACTAACTTTGAAACTTTTACG